TCAAAGTAGGTAGTGTAGATCTGTGTAACCTGTTCGTGGCTCAAGCCAGTACCGTAGTCACGGATGCTGAACCAAGGTTCCAAATCATTTGGAAGATGAACATCGAATGGAGTATCTTGTTTGCCAGAGGCAACATGACTGTCTACCGCATTACAACTCAATTCACGTACAATAGCACGGATTTTGTTTGCGTATAAACCTGAACTCAAAATGCTGAATGCTTTGGCAGATGCTTTAATCTTAAAGTCGCCAACTTCACCAACGTTGCTCAAAATAGCTTCGTCTTGCGGAGCAGTATGAAGTAACATTTAAAACCTTTCTGTGTGTTGTTAAGCTATGTAATAATTATAGCACCAACACACAGAAATGTCAATGCCTATGTTGCCAAAATTTGGCAACATAGACAGGTTTAAAAAGCGTCGTAGTAGTAAGTTTGCTTTTCGACGATTTTGGTAAGGGTAAGTGCATTACCGTCATCGTCCACGAAAATGAACTTGCCGCCATCGCTATCAATTTTCTTCAATTCAGCAGGAGTGAATCGCAAATCGCCCCATTCCCATTCGTTGTCTTCACTTGGAACTGCATCAAATTCGCCTGCTTCGTATTCTTTGTAATTGATTTGGACAGTGCTTTGGAGAGGATTACCCTTCCATTCTGCCTTATTCAAATCATCTTTATCCAAAGGAACACCATTGATAGAAACATCAACTTTGTAACGGTTCGCACCGTTGTCAAACTCTGGCTTGGCATTCAACATCTTCAATGCTTCTTCCGGAGCTTCGTTGTAACGGTTCATTTCTTCAACAAGTGCTTTTAACATGTCAAAATTGAATTGGCTAAACAAACTGGCAATCTGGACAATTTTATCAGTGTACTTGAGTTCTTTCAAATTATCTTCACAGTATTCGCGAATGAACTGTGCATCCAATCCTTTGAAATCAATCATGTAGTAGATACGACCTGGACGATTACGCATGTGTTGGTCCACACGCCATTTGTCATTACAAGTCAACATGAATAGTTTCTTGCTAGGGAATACACCATCCAACAAGGTCAGGATAGCTTCCTGTTCATTGCTATCATACACCTTTTCAAATTCGTCAAACAAGACGATACATTCTTGTTCAATGGTTTGAATGAAACTGTTAAACTTGTCACCGTGGAATGGTGCGTTAATAACAATGGTAGGAATGCCTTTCTTAGCACCTTCAATCGAAGTAGCTTTGGCTAGCAATGATTTACCAGAACCTTTTTCACCAGTAAGCATCACACCGGTAGTGTTGGGACGATCCATGAATGTACGCAAGATACGATCACAATTACGAGAATGGTCGCCGTAGGTCTTACCTTTAATTTCAAAATCACCAATGTGTTCTAGGAATAATTCCCCAGACATTGGATGTTCTTTGATAATGTAATTACCTGCGGGCAAGGCCTCATGCAAATCCAGTGCTTCTTTAGCAGAGATTTTGTAAGTATTGCCGTTTTTCAAAAAGTAAGTCATCTAAGTTTCTTTTCAATAAGAATTGGATTAAGAGTGGTGCGCTAGACAGGAATTGAACCTGCTGTCTGGGACTTTAGAGATCCTTGCTATGCCATTTAGCTTCTAGCGCATGTATGCATTATACAATAAAAAAGGCCGCCTAAGCGACCTTTTTGGTAAGATCCAACTAAATTAGAACTTATGTGCGTAACCTACACGTACTATGTTGTATTGCAAGTCACCACGCTCGCTATCATAACCAACGTAAACATTGTCAGAGTTAGTTACATCGTAACCAACTGTACCACGCCATGTGCGAGTAGTAAATTGTTCTGATGTGCTAAATGGTGCTTGGAATCTCCAACCCAAACCAACTGTTAGGCCAGTTGTAGAAACTGGAACTGTTACACCTGGTTCAATACTGTAGTAACCATAGTTTTCAGTTGTAATAAAACGCTGACCTAGACCAGCACGAACATATGGACTAACATAACCTAAATTATATTTGCCCGTTGCGCCAATTTCCAATTGGCTCGAACTTACGCCACCACCATTAGATGCATTTGCATCTCGAATGTTTTGGATTGTTTTTGCGTCAACTGCAAAATTTTGGTTAATGTCTTGCTTAACTTTTAATTGATAAGCATTGATGTTTGAATTACCATTCTTACCATCTTGGTCTTGGTATTCTACACCAACTTCTACAGCACTTGCTGAAATAGCCACTAGAGCCAATAATGTTGCGATTGCGATTTTTTTCATTGTTAACTTCCTTTTAATAAAAAATGACTGTGTGTCATTTAGACTATTATATATCCGTAGAAACCTGGAGTCAAGAAAAAAGGCACTCGAAAGTGCCTTTAGTGCTATTTTTGGTGACAAGGTATAACTACCTCGCGAGGGCGGTTTCTTAGGCCGCGATTGCAAAGCTACCTGCATTAGCGGCTTTCGCTACTGATGCTGGAACTTTGAAAAACTCGAATGTATTTGCTTTTGCATTTACGATTTTTGCTTGATTTACGGTCATCGCCTACCGTGTTGCCTCGTTCAGTATCTCACCATGTCGAAACCAGGTCTTCCCCAACGAAGCATACTCTGTTACATGTCACCCAAGCCGGCCCAGGGTCGAATATACTTCGGTGGAGAAGGTGGGAATCGAACCCACGTCCACAGCGCCTTCCTTACGGAGGAATTACAACAATTACTTGCGCTTACGTAGTTGTCTACGAACTGCGGCTTGAGTTTTAGTTTTTGCTCTATCTGATCTACGTGCCATTTTAATTCTCCTTGAAGTTTGTTGCTATGTGTGTATTTAAACATCTTTTAAGATTTTAGTCTATATTTTTGGTAAAAAAACAATAAATACTAGTATAATCCGGAGCGAATCGAAAATGGGCGAAATTTTCAAAATTATTGGGGATTTAGGTTTCCCAGTAGCCGCGGCATTAGCCGGTGGTTACTTTGTATTTCTTACAATCAAACTACTATTGGGTGGAGTACTCAGTAGCATCAAAGGTATGGCGGGCATTATTACTGCCCTAGACAACCGCGTAAAAACCATGAATCATGATGTTATACGTATTGATACAGTTGTATCAAACGCATTAGGGTTAACACCTGATGTAGATCGTATTGCTCGTGCTGATGGTAAAACCGATGCAAGGAGAGATTAATGCAAATAATGGAATACTTAGCATTGGCGGAATCGCTCGGTGGATTAGCAGTTATAGTGTACCTTGCATATCAGCAGTACACGGATAAATGAAAAGGAACTTTAAAATGTTTTATCTAGATTACACATGGGATCTAAGTCCAAGCGGTATTATCTTAGATGAAGAATTAAACATAGACAAATTAGGCTGGAAGGGCGGAGATTTATTTGAAGTTACTAACATTAATGGCAAGGCTATGTTGCGTAAAGTCGATCCTGTAAGAGCATTTGCCAAAGGATATCGAGTAAATTTTAACGGAGGAAATTAAATGGCATTATTAGATTCAATGTTGAACTTGATCAACAAACAACCAAAAGACCCTAACGCACCTAAACCACCGGTGGGTAGTCGTAGTGAGCGTGAAGCAAAGATCAAAGACAAAGCAGGTATGGTAATTAATATCTTTGCTTTGTTGTTGGCTGTGAATGTATGGTATGGCGGTAAATTATCAAGCACGGTATTAAACAACACTATCAAAGCTAGCGATGTTTACAACTTCTATCAAGCAAAAAGTTTAAAGCAAGCCTTAGCTGAACAAAATTTGTATGAAGCACAAAAAAGCGGTGACAAAACTCGCATAGCAGAGATGACTGCTAAGATTGAAAAATACGAAAGCGATCCTAAGTCAGGCGAAGGCAAGAAAGAATTGTTGGCCAAAGCTACTAAACTAGAAGCAGAACGTGACGAAGCTAAATTACGTAGTCCATGGATTGGATATGCATCAACAGCATATCAAATGGCCATTGTTATTTTATCAGCAAGTATTTTAGCAGTAAGTATGGGACTGTTCTGGAGCAGTTTTGCAGTAGCAGGCTTAGGTATAGTGTTAAGTCTAAACGGTTTATTTCTTTGGTTCTAATATATGGATATTGCAGATCTAGTTAATAAGTACGGCTTCCCTATCATTATGGCGGTAGGGATGGGATATATCATACATTATGTATGGGAATGGGCCACAAAGGAAGTTAAGCCTGTTATATCAGACGCCAATACTGTGCTTATTGCACTAATAGATCGCATCCGTATGTTAGACAATGATTTAATTCGTTTAAATCAAAAAGTTAATACAGTACTGCACTTGCGTGGTAAGAGCATCGAACACGAGCGTGTTAAAGCTGAACACGACATTAACAAATCAGAAGATGATCAAATTGCCTCTGGAGGCAATGACTAAGAATTCACCTTAGGACCGGTACTAGTTACCGTATTGTGAATAGGCGGCCACTGCCTTGGAACTATCGATTCGCTACCGTGAATTCCTAAAAGTGGCATTTTCACGAATAAATATTCGCATGATAACATTTACCAGTAATAAGTTCGTTGAAAATCCATTAATTACCGAAGTTATAGACGATAGTTTTTTTACAGAAACTAACATACAATATTATGATAACGACGGATTTAAACCTAATTTGCTAGAAAAAAAATACTATCAGGCTCAGGGTATTGAACTTAGAGACTGCCTTGGATTTTTAGGAGCAAGATATACGTGGGCTGTTATGCAGGATATGCCTAATTTTATATTAGATCACAGTATGGTACTTACTCGCTGTGCCTATGCTGGCCCTGCATTAGAACAACTTAAAAGACATAGTATCCAATTTCCTTATCTTAAGAAATATCTGTTGACTAAACCTAAATGGGGTTTAGATTTTGCATTGGAATATGTAGATGACGATGAATATTTGGAAGTGTTACACATTGAAAGAGATTTTTCTAGTTTAGAACAGGCTAAGTTGACTAAACGTGTATTGGAAAAAAAAATAATATCCACAGACTGGGTCGCATTTGTAGAAGAATTAAAATCGTCAAAACAAGAATGGCAAGCATTAGAAGGACTTGACAGAAATGACTGGAAAGCACAAAAATGGGGCGAATTAAGTGCTGAAAATATACTCAAAGTTTTCTAATAAATACTAAATGCGAGCAAAAGAAATAGTCCCATCTAAATTAGTAATATTTGACATTGACGATACGTTGATGCATACCAGTGCCAAGGTCAATGTTATAGACCCAGAAGGCAAACTTGTTAAAGAATTGGACAGTGCTGAATTTGCACAGTTTGATAACGATCCTGTTATAAAACAAACTATGCAAGATAATGGATGGCAGTATGATTTTGGTCGTTTTAGAAGTGCCCAGGAATTTTACGACCATAGCGTACCTATTTGGCCTATAGTTCATATTTTAAAACAAGATCTGAACGCAGGTAATAAAGTTGTTATGGTAACTGCTCGTGCTGATTTAGATGATAAAAATACCTTTATCAAAACATTTAAAAAAGCTGGTATACCTATGAATAAAATTCATGTGTACAGAGCAGGTAATGTTAATGTTAAAGCCAGTACTAGCGATAAAAAAGCTATCATTATTTCAGGTCTAATGAAAAGCGGTAATTACAAAGAAGTTATCATGTACGATGATAACTTAGATAATTTGCACTCTTTTAAAGCATTACATCAACAATTCCCTCACACTAAATTCATAGCTCATCAAGTAGATCCACATACAGGTTCTACTAACATGCATGAAGCCAAAAAGAATTATCATTTTGCTGGAGACCGTGTAGGCCAAAAAACTGGGCCAGCAGGACAACTCAAAGGTAAATCTCGCCGCGCCGCTCGTGCTGGTGACCTAGTCGGCGGTTGTTAATCTAATCGTAATCATTAAATTAGTAGTTTAAGGTAAATAGTGTATTACCAGGAAAACACTGATGTCTCGAGTCTTATTCATATTAAAACGTCGTGAAGACTTTAATGCTAAAATGCATAACCAAGTAGGGCTCAGCACGGGCTTATATAATAGCGCCAAGTTCATGGATGATATGTTACAAGATAACAACATAGAAAGTCATCTTGAAATTGCCATAGACAACAACTGTATTAATCGTTTAGTTACAAAACATAAACCAGATTATGTAATCATAGAAGCACTTTGGGTAGTGCCTAGCAAGTTTGCTGTACTACAAAAATTACATCCTAATGTAAAATGGATTATTCGCTTGCACAGCGAAATGCCATTTATGGCCGGTGAAGGCATGGCTATGGATTGGGTTGGAGATTACAGCGGATTTAAAAATATTATTATCGCATGTAATGCTCCACGTATGATGCGCGAAGTTAAATTTTATTTAAAACATAGAAATAGTTGGGATCAAGAAACCGCAGATCATCGTGTAATATATCTTCCTAATTTTTATCCGCAAACTTACAAAACTAAAAAATTCAATAAGAAAAAAGACACTATCGATATTGCTTGCTTTGGCGCAATAAGACCTTTAAAAAATCATTTAAGTCAAGCATTTGCCGCGATTGAATTTGCTGAACAGATTGGCAAGAAGTTGCGATTTCATGTAAATGCAGGACGCATTGAAATGCAAGGAGGCCCAGTTATTAACAATTTAAAAGGACTATTCCAACAAATTCACGGAACTGGACATGAGCTTGTAAATCATCAGTGGCGTCCTAGAGAAGAATTTTTACATCTATGTGCAGAAATGGACATAGGTATGCAGTGCAATTTTTCAGAAACATTCAACATTGTAGGAGCAGATTTGATTAGTCAAGGAGTTCCTTTAGTAGTTAATGCAGATGAAATTCCATGGGCTATCAAGAGGTTTTGTGCTAGCCCAGTAGACACGCAAGATATCATTGATAAATTGCATATAACATATACGTCTTTTAAAGAAAACGTAGCGGAGCATCAAAAAGCATTAACTGATTATACTAATCAAACTGCTAAAATTTGGGTAAAGTATTTTTGGTAAATAAAGGATAGGAGAAAATCATGGGAAAACATCACGTTAGAAGTCATCACTGGGTAGACGGTATTTTAAGCACAGTAGAGAACTTTTTTGAAACATTAGAAGAAGCAGTTGCACATGCCGAAGGCAGTGAAGCTCATACAGTAAAAGTATACAGTCCAGAAGGTGAATTGCAATTTGTTAAATCACCAGCAGGCACTGACACTTACGCTTAAGGAAGAATCATGGGAAAACACAGAGTTAAACAGCATCATTGGGAACGTGGAATTCTTAAAACGTTTGAGCATTTCTTTAATACGTTAGAAGAAGCTGTAGCTTATGCTAACTCTAGCGATGCTCACGTAATTAAAATTTACGACGAAACAGGTCAACTAGTTCAACACATAACACCTGCTGTTGAAACTAATACCTACGCTTAATGAACGCTATTATATACACACTAGTGGTGACACACATCACTATTGTATGCGTTACTTTATTTTTACATAGAGGACAAACGCATAGAGCAGTTACGTATCATCCGGTAGTAAATCATTTTTTTAGATTTTGGTTATGGCTTACTACTGGCATGGTTACAAAACAATGGGTAGCAATACATCGCAAACATCATCAAGCCAGCGATACAGCTGAAGATCCACACAGTCCTAAAATCTACGGAATATGGCATGTGTTATTTGGCGGAGCATTATTGTATCATACCGCAAGTAAAGACACAGACATGGTTGAAAAATTAGGAGTAGGAACTCCTGACGATTGGGTTGAGCGTAACATTTATACACCCCATAGCCGCCTTGGTATTCTTCTAATGCTAGTCATAGACTTATTGTTCTTTGGACCATGGGGATTTATAGTATGGGGTGTACAAATGCTATGGATACCTTTCTGGGCCGCTGGAGTTATTAATGGCCTAGGACATTGGGTTGGATATCGCAACACAGATACCAAAGATACTAGTCGTAATTTAATACCAATTGGAATTGTTATCGGTGGAGAAGAATTACACAACAATCATCACGCCGATGGCGCTAATGCTAGTTTCCGCCAACGTTGGTTTGAATTTGATGAAGGTTGGATGTGGATTAGACTACTAAGCCTACTAGGGCTTGCAAAGATTAGACCATCTAGCACCGTTTAAGGTCGTATTAGTCCAGGCTTTCCATTCATCTTGTTTGCCTATTACATAATACGGCATAAACCAAGCCTGTAAGAAACACCAAGTTTGTAAGTCTAAAACTTCTTCTATTTTATTTTTCATGGGCTATGAATTCTCCGTTCCAGTTATCTGGTAAATCTTGACCTTTCATAAACTCGCAACGT